AAAGCACAAATTAAAAGCAAAAAGATTTGCTTATAAGTGCTTGGAATAAAGAAATCTTGACTCCTTAATTTTGAGGAGTCCAATATTTGTTGATAATTACGGACTTTTTTCAATAAGTCCTTATGTTTGATTTAATTTATAGTTAGCACTATTGAAACAGTATGAAAAGATATGAAACAATATAACAACAAAACTCTTGACTTTATGTCAGCCATATATTATTATGACATTGTGGCAGACAAAAAGAAAGGAGGATAGCATGAGTCCAAAAACAGGACGTCCTAAAGTTAAAAATCCTAAATCAAATAGAATAACAGTAAGAATGGATGACGAAACATTAAATATTCTTACTGATTACTGTGAAAAAGAAAAAATAGATAAAGCAGAAGCTATAAGAAGAGGAATTTTAAATTTAGGGAAATAAAAAAAGGAACGACAAAACCCTGAGAAAGTTCACGTTCCTTGCCATATCAACAGGCAAGATTATTGTACTACATTTTGCCTTTGAACACAATTGAAGAAAGAGGTAAAAGTTATGTTAAATGAATTAGATAAGTTATTTGACATGTTATCAGAAATTGAAAACAAATTAACTGACTTAGAAAGAATTAATTCAATGGTCATTGTTACATGTGATGCATGTGAAAACGGGAATGATATTAAATATGATGTTTCAAATGTCATGATGTTAATTGAAGACCAAATTGACATGGTAGAAGAAACTATTAGATCAAATGTTTCAAAGTGCAATGCTTTAACAAGAAACATTCAAGAAACAATAAAAAAAGGAGATTGTCAATATGGAAGAACTACAAATATTTAACAATGAAGAATTTGGAAGTGTTAGTTGTTTAGTGATTGACAATGAACCTTGGCTTGTTGGTAAAGATGTTGCTAGTGCACTTGGATTTAAAAATACAAAAGATGCGTTAAAAAATCATGTTGATTCTGATGACAAGCGATTAATTCAAAGGTCGGATTTGGCGACCATTGAAAATCATCTGCCTAAAGATGTATTTCCTATTAATTTTGTACAAGCAATTCCAAATAGAGGTTTAACATTTATTAATGAAAGCGGAGTTTACTCATTAATTTTTGGTAGCAAACTTCCAAACGCTAAGAAATTCAAACATTGGGTAACGAGTGAAGTTCTTCCAACGTTGAGAAAGACTGGTTCATATGCTAAAGTACCAACTGACCCAAGAGAATTGCTTATGTTGACAATTAAAGCCCATGAACAAACAGCTCAAAGAGTTGATGTTCTTGAAGAAAAGGTATCTGATTTAGAAAAATCAACAACGATTGACAGTTCACAACAATATACGCTTGAAAGAATTGCTAAAACAACTGTAATTAGTGCACTAGGCGGTATTGATTCAAGAGCTTACCAATTAATGAGCAGAAAGCTTTTCAGCAACATTTGGAGAGACTATAAAAAGTATTTCAAATTAGGCTCATATCGAGATACCCTAAAGACCGATTATGAAAATGCTAAAAATTATTTGGAATCATGGTCTCCCGAAGTCAATACAAGCTTGAAAATCAAAGAATACAATAGTCAATTATCAATGGTATTAGATTAAAAATTAAATATGAATATAAAGCGAGTTCAAAAGACTCGCTTTTTCTATACGCAATTTTAGAGAAAGGAGGTGTTTTTCAATGGCTGAAGGATTAAGACCACATCATCATCAAGAATTTGAATATCATACTATTCAATATTTTGATAAGAAAAGACACGTTATTGTTAAGAAGATACAGTATATGTGTATGATTTGCGGTCGTGTTCGTCATGAAAAATACGATTGCTACGTACCGCCACCTAAAAGCAAAACAAAAGCACTAGAGAGAAATAAAAGGAAATACAGCAATAGAGACTGATATTTCCTTTTTTTGTACCCAAAAACTGAAAACAACATAGCAAAACATGAAGAAAACAAAAATTATGAGGTGGGCAACTCGTAAAACTGCAACCACACAGGCTGATGCAACCAGCGTACTAAAGCGTAGTGAATGAAAGGATCTTATGAAAAGAGAATTTTTAAAGAATTTAGGATTAACAGATGAACAAGTTAATCAAATCATGACTGAAAACGGTAATGACATTGAAAAATACCGCAAAGAAGTCGAATCAAAAACAAAAGAGCTAGAAACATTGAACACAAAATATGAATCAGCTCAAAACTCCTTGAATGATGCGAACAAGCAAATCAAATCATACAAGGATATGGATATTGAAGGCATCAAGAATTCAGCTGCTGAATGGGAAAAGAAATATAAAGATGAAACTGCAGAGTTGAACAACAAATTGACTCAACAAGAAAGAGACTTTGCTACTAACTCATACTTTGCAGGAATGAACTTTACTTCTGAAAGTGCCAAATGTGGAATTATTTCTCAATTCAAGGAACAAAATTTTGAATTAAAAGACGGCAAATTCATTGGAGCGGATGAATATATCAAAGGTTTAAAAGAATCGGATGCAGGAGCATTCGTTGTTGAAAAAACTAAAGATGAACCTTCATTACCAACATTTACAAAAGGTACTGCTTCTAAAGGAGCACCTGGAGGAGAAAACAATGCAAATGCATTCGGTTTCCATTTTGCAGGTGTTAGAGCAATGCCAAAAGAATAACAGATCAGGAGGAAATTAAATATGGCAGCAGTAAACTATGCACATGCATATCAACAAGCGTTAGAACAAGCTTGGCCTTATGCGCTTTATTTCGGAGATTTATTCAATACTCCAAACAACCAAAAATATAGATGGGTCAATGCAAGAACAATTGAAATCCCAACATTAGAAACTACAGGACGTGTAGATTCAACAAGAGATACAATTGCCAATGCAACTAGAAACTACAATAACGCATGGACACCATTAACTTTAACTAATGAAAGAAAATGGTCTACTTTGGTACACCCAAAAGATATTGATCAAACAAATATGGTTGCTTCAATCGGTAATATTACTGAAACATTCAACCAAGAACAAAAATTCCCTGAAATGGACGTATATTGTGTTTCTAAAATCTATGCTGAATATCAAGAATTAGGTCAAACACCTATTACTGATGAAATCACAGCAGCAAATATCTTAGAATATTTTGATAAAATGATGATCAACATGGCTGAAGCACGTGTTCCATCTACAGGAAGAATCTTATATATCACACCAGTTTACAATGCAATGTTAAAACAAGCTGAAAAATTAGCTAGAACTGTAATCATTGGTGATGCTGAAAATAAATTAAACAGAACTATCGCTAACTTAGACTTGGTTAAAATCGTTGAAGTTCCATCAGAATTAATGAAAACTGTATATGACTTCACACAAGGGTATAAACCTGCAGTTTCTGCAAAACAAATCAAAATGTTCATGGTGCATCCATTAGCAGTCATTACACCAATCAACTATGAATTTGCTAAATTGGATGAACCATCTGCAATGTCTGAAGGAAAATGGGTCTACTATGAAGAATCACATGAAGATGTATTTGTTTTAAAGAAAAAAGTAAATTCAATTCAATTTGCAGTTGAAAAATAATAAAGAGGAGGATGATCTATGTCACAAGTAAGAAAAGGAAATAGAATCCTTACAATCGAGCCACATAGAGTTGATGACTATGTTGCTCGTGGTTATGATCATATTGATGAAGAATCTGGTGAAGTCATTAAAAAAGGTGACCCAGTTTCTTTAGCGGATTTTAAAAGAGAATATTCATCTTTAAAAGCACAAATTAAAGAAAAAGATGCAAGAATCGTTGAATTAGAAGCACAAAACGCTGAATTGACAACAAAAGTTGAAGAATTAGAAGCAAATGCTAAAACTCCAGCAAAAGCATCTAAAGCTAAGAAAGATACAGCAGAAGAATAGTATGAAGGTTTCGTATGAATATTACGTAGATACATTCAAAGGAAAAATATGTCAACCTGAATTTGAGGACCTTGTTGAACCTGTAATTGATTTAGTCAAGGGTTACGCTGAACAATTCATTGCACCATGGGCATTAGAGAAAGATATCGATTATTACTGTTTGGAGCTTAAACGAGCAGTATGCTATCAGATTGATTATCTTCAAGCAAATGGTGGTTTGAATGCTCTAAACGGTACAAGCGATTTGGACTTGCAAAGCGTATCAAAAGATGGTTTCAATTACTCTTATGGTGATAGGGGCAATAAATTCAATGGTGTTCCTTTCTCATCCGTTTCAGCTTATATGATCAAAAGTGAATTGAGAAGAAAAGGTCTTATGTGCAGAGTGGCCAAACGATATGATTAGCTCTCCTCGTATTTTAAGACCTTTTACTGTTACTTTGATTCATAAAGTTGACGAAGATACTTTTATTCCATACGTTCTTGAAAACGTTGGATTTGATGAAAACTATGGCATTACACAATCAAACAAGGGGATTTCTGATGCGGACAGTGTTCTTTTAACGATTGATTTGAGTGATTGTGGTGAGCTTACATTTGTTGATCAGCATGATTACAAGTCAAAAAAGAATACTTTTACGATTGGAAATGAAGATTATTTTGTCTTGGATGTAGTAAAAGAAACAGACTACGATGAATTGAAAAAGACAACAAATGTCTATTCAATCAATAAATATGCCTGTTATCGCCCGCCAGGAACGAAAGAAATCCAGTTTATTGAGGTGTATGCTTCTTGAAGATTTCTATTGATGTTGACTTTTCTCGAGTAAGGAAGGATTTAGAAGTGACTAAGGAGAAAGCCTATCATACTCTTAAGAATTCTGTAATAAGAGATACTGATCCTTACGTTCCTTTTTCCAATCTACATCATACGCACTTAAGAGAAACGCCTAATATTGGAGAGAATGCCAAAGAGAAAAAACAAGTCATTTATGATACTGATTATGCGCAACATGTGTATAAAGGTACAGGGATGAACTTTGACAAGTCACGTCATCCAAAGGCAACGGCCAAATGGTTTGAAAAATCAAAGAAAGCAAACATCAAGAAATGGATTAAAAGTGTAGAGGACGTGTTTAGAAATGGAAAATAAATCAAATAAAAAACTGACATATGAAGAATACAACAGGGTATTGGATTGTATCTATGACTTTTGCAAGAAGTTGGATATTCAAAATGTACAAAAAAACATGTGGAAATTAGATTTCTTTACTTCAAACAAGGATGACCAAATCATGGTTCAAAGAATATCTAATCGTGCTGAAAAAATAAATGAAAACATCATAGGAGGCTATACTGCTGTATTGCCTTTTTATATTAACTTTCAATCAGGTGCTAAAACTGAAAAGAGTGTCAAGAAAATCACGGATGTTCTAGATGATTTAGCAAACCAATTTGAAATGGAAACAATGAATAAATTTGAAAACATTGTTTTTCCTGAAGATATAGTTCCACAGAAATTAGAAATGATTGCCAATCCTGGTGTTGAAACCTATGACAATGGCATTGCTAATTTTTCAGCACTGTATCAATTAACTTACTACAAGAAAGGAGCGTTTGAATAATGGCACAAACATTAAGAAATACTGTAGTAAATCGCCACGAAAACCTACACTACGTCAAATTCGATGGTGTATCAAAACCTGTATTGGCTGG